AAATACCTGATTTTTTTTGTTGCTGACTTTGAGCCTCGGATACATAGTTCTCTGCTCGTTGTCTAATCTCAGGTACATCACTATTCAACATAGCATTTAATTGTTGATCTGATAAACCTATTCCATAACTAACTGTATTTTCTGCCATTATCTTCTTCCATCCGGTTGCGCGTCAAGTCTAAAAGTTCCATATCTCCAGGCTTCTCCTGTAGATGTGTTAGCTATCTGAATAGCAACTAATCTTCCTCTAGCTCTTGTATCTATCTTATCAGTGGTTTTAGTTATTGTAAAGGGACCTAATGGTGAACCAACAGGAGCATTGTCAGGATAATCATTTAAAAACAATGTAACTGTAGAATTACCACGTAAATATTTAAAAT